CTTGCTTGATTAGGGTGTAGGAATTATCACGGACATAGGGGGACCTACGCATTGCCGCTCCATTTCTGTTCTGCCGTTTTCATGGCGTTTGGAATTGTCATGTTCGAAGCCCTGCCGCGTGGCGCTCGCGCCTGTGATGCCGGCTTCTTCTGCTTGGCTTGCCGAATGTTGGACACCATGTCCGCGATCTCGGGTTTGAATGCCGGAACGCCGGCACCTTGCAGGTCTAGCAGCATGTCCAGCTGCCGCCGGCGCGAAAGCGAAATGTGCTCGCCCCTTTGCGTAGCGTCAGCCACGGCAAACAACACTGCCTGACGAACGAGCTCGTAGGAGCCAGGCGACAACTTCAGCGCGCGAATTTGGTCGGGGGTTGCTGTGCCTTTCGCCACGTCGTCCAGCACTGAAAAAGGGTCTTCTACCGCACGCCAAAGGCGTTCGTACGCGGCCAAGTCCGTGCGGGATATGGCTGTTTTGCGCGCTGGCTCGAGCGCCGTCGGAGCTGTGGCGCCCGCAGGCGCATTCGCCAGCAAGAAATCCGCCACGCTTTGCAGCTGATTGGTAAGCTCGCCCGCTACGCCCGGCGCAATCGCCGCCAAACCCGGGATCCTATTGTCAATCGCAGCGACTAGCGTTTCTGGATTGTCGCGGATCTCCTGCAATCGGCTCACTTTGGCCAGGTAGCTTTCGCGTCGACGGTCGCGCGCCGCGTTAGCCTCGACTGCGGGCACCGCCGCTCGAGCGGCTCTGGCAGTCGTGCGCACTGTCGCAGCTGCCGCGGCGCCAACCCGCTGTGCTGCGCCGCGCACCAAGTCGGCGGCTCTCGACTCCAATCTCGTGGCTACGTTGTTGGCAAGCCCCTGCAACGCAGTAGCGGCATCAATCGCCGCGGCAGGACGTGTAAGCATCCCGCTCATGCCGATCCGGGCGCCTACAGGCCCGGCCGCCATGTAACCTCGAACGATATCGGGGATTCGATTCGCCACGCCCGTGGCGCCAATGACGGCGCCGGGGGTGCCCGCTAGTGCCCCGCCGGCGACGGCTCCCACGGCGCGCCCCATCACATCGGCGCCGGGAATCGAGGCTACTCGTCGTTCCGCCTCGCGGATCCCTTCCAATCCTTGCTTGAGCCGCACGCTTTCGTCCAAGCGTGAGAGATGACCTTTGATTCGCTCGGCACCCGCTCGAGCGGCATCATAGGATTGCTGCGCACCTTCCCCCAGCGGATGGTACTGTTCCACCGCGCCCAAGAACTCTTCCACGTCGGCCAGATGTTGGCGAGCCATCGCCTGCCTCGTAGTTCCTTCGGCGGTGCCAAGAGACTTCGCCCACGAACCGACCTTCGCCGAATCTGCATAGCGACGCTGCGCCGGGCGAGGCTCCCAGGCCTTGTTCGGATCCAATTTCTGGAATTCTTCCGAATAGCGCTGCGAGGACTTGATCATCTTCGCATAGCGCGAATTGATGACTGATTGGGCTTCGCCGGCGCGGCCCCAAATCTCCATATTCTCGAGATTCCCTCGCATCGGCTCTTGGACGCGCCGCTCGAATTCAGTCCAAAAATGGGTCAGGGGCTCGTTCAACCCACTACCCGCCATCATTTGGTTCCCCTTCATGTCTCCAATGGCGCGCTCGAATTTCTGCATGTCCTTTTTCATGGTGTTCAACACGCCGTTGATTTCCGCGGCACTTCGCGCCGCCGGCGGGTGGAACACATCGCCAACCTTCTGCGGTCGCAACTTGGCGGCCTGCATCTCCATCTTGTGCAGCTGATTGGTGAAATGCTTGGTCAAGATGCTCTTCGCCTCGGCCAGCATCGGCGCCCCTTCAATCTCACCCAGAATGGCGCGCGTTTGCTCGAGCGCCGAGCGAATCTCCTCCCGCCCAGCCTTGGACGCCGCTTTCAACGCGCTCGGCAGTTCTTGCGGCGTCCAACTCTGTTGCATGAGCTTCTTGACGTCGTTCGAGCGCGGCTCGAACTCATCAACGTAGCGCCGCACGTCGTGCAATCCTCTTTCCAAGTGGTCGATGTCTTGCGTCATTTCGACCGTAGCGCGGTCAATATCGCGGTCGAAGTTGGCAATTTGCGCGCGTTTCGCTTGGGCTTCTGGCGTCGTGTTGTGTGCGCCGATTTCGTCCAGCATGTTGCGATCGGCGCCAGTGGTGCGCGCCCACAAGTCCGCGGCGCGAGAGTCCACGGCGCCAGGCCGCGGCGCGGTCAGCTGCGAAGCGCGAAAACGCTCGGCGACTTCGCCCACCTTGCGACGGAGTCCGCCTAGGCCCGCTCGAGCGACCTCGGAGCCGGCCCCCAGTCCGGCCCCCAGCAGGAATCCCACTCCCATGCCGTGCCGGAGCTGTTCCGCCGTGGCCCCGTCTACCGCGGCAGCATCGCGCGCGGCAGTCTCGGCGCCAGCCGCCCCGAAGAGCGCCCCTTCCACCCCCATGGCTGCGCCGGTGCCCACCACGCCCGCTGCGACTCGCCCCATGCCCGCGCGCATGAGTGCCGTCGTGGCCATTTTGCCGCCGGCCACAGTCGCGCCGCCCGTCATGATGCCAACGCCGACGTTTCCGCCAATGTTGCCGGCTAGCGCCGCTTTCGGATTCACTGCCTTCAACTGCCGCGTTTCCTCGGCGTAGCGTTCCGCCTCGGCAAGCTTTTCTTCTTTCGTTCCGCCTTTCGAAATGCCAGCCACGATCGCAGGCGCGCCAAGGGCCATTGCGCGATTTATCTCACCAGCATCCACTTGTGGGGCGTTGGGGCCGCCCAAAAAGCGAGAGGTCGCATTCACGTAGCCAGCCATCGGCTTCGACAGCAGGCGCCCTGGCAGGGTGACGAGATCGCCGGCGGCCTCGTGAGCAGCTCGCTTGTAGGTCTCGAGTTGCCCACCCACACCACCGTTGGCGATCTCGAAATCGCGCTTTCTTACCTCGTCCTCGGTGACCTCTGAAAAGCGTTCACCGTCGACGCCTTCTTTCAGTAGCGCGCTGGCACCCTTCGGATCGACTTGAACTAGGTTCCCGTACGGATCCCGAAGAACGCGCAAACCGTCGCGAATCACGCCTTGGATTTCGTCAGCCATGGTCCTACTTTAGTTCAGATTCCTCGTATGCGTTACTCGACTTTGGTGCCGGTGCGTAGGGGCGCCGAACATACTGCGCGTTTTTGCTGCTGTTTGCCTCCGCCGCACGATAGTTGTCCCAATACTCCTCGAGCACTTCCGGATCAGCGGCGGCTTCCACATGTCGGCGCTTGGCCGCGACGTCTTTCTGGAGCACCGCCATTTTTCTGACCAACGTCTCGGGCGACTCGAGCAATCCGGCGCCAATTTGCATGGCATGGCTGTCGGCCTCCGCTTTGGTGAACGCGGCGCCTGACATTTCATGAATGCGCGCAGACAGCACCGATTGCAATTTGGCGCGATTTAGGCGTCCACTTTCGTCGGTCATCATGCCGGCGACGTTTTCGCCGAACATCTTGGCCACCACTTGCAGCGGGCCGCCAAGCCCCGCCGGCGCGCCATTCGGAAAAGTTACGCTGCCGTCTGGGGCGATCTCGGCACCTGAACTCGAGACTACATCATTGATGCGCCGCTCATAGTCGGACAGACCGCTCAATGATTTAGACAGGTACTCACGCTGTGCAAAATTCACCCGGCGGTCCGTGGCAGACTTTCCGCCTTCGCCGCGCCATTCTGCCCAGTCTTTGGCCGCACCACCCGCGGTCTTGTAGACTGTCGCGGCGGTGTCCAAACCCTTCAGCTTCTCGGCGCCGGTCTTCGGCACCCAACCCCCGGCAGATCCGCGCGTCGGCGTCTCCATCGACGCTCGAGTCTCCGAAGCCAGGACGCCTTGCGAGCGCTGCCAAAGCTCATACCTCTGCTGTTCCTGCTCTGCGGCGAAGCCTTTCAAATAGACGTCGGCATTCTGCATTGCAGTCTGAGTGCCTACCTCATTCGCCGCGGTTCGAATCTGCGACATGACGGCCTCTTTCTGCGCCATCTTCAACGCGATACGCCCGGCTTCGATGCTGCCCCATTCTCGAGCCATGCGCGCGAGCGCGTTGTCTACCGTTCCACGTTTGGCTCGTAATGCATCCTCCTGCGCGCGGATGTCGTCGTTGACCATGCTGTCAACCATTTGCATTATCTGGTTTGGTCCGCGCGGGTTGGCGTAGCCACCGGCGGCAGCTGCGAGCACCAGTCCAATTTTGCCGAATGCTGACATGTTGTCGAACATTCGATTCGGGTTTATTTTCTCGCCGGCGGCCGCCGTTGCTTGCGCCTGCAAACCAGCTAGCTTGTTGTTGAAGTTTTCCTCCAGCCCGCGCTGCTCCGCAGCTTGACGCTCGGCCTCTTTCTGAAGCGCTACGGATTCGAGCTGGCTTGCCTCGAAACTGGTCTGCGCAGCTTTCTTGTCGGCTTCCGACTTTGCGTATGCAGCCTCCATTTGCGCGCGCTGGAACTTCGCGACGCCTTCCGGATCGTATGCAGTCGCGCCTTGCACCGCCGACGCTTTGGTCTGCGGCACTTCGATTTTCTGCAATGGGCGTCCGTACTTGTCGACGTTGCCAGCGGTGCCGGCTTGGTACTTGTACGGGTTCAACGCCTCTTGCATTGCGGCGCTGGCCAGCGCTTGCCCGGGATCGAACTTAGGCGCCGGCCCCGCCTCGCCGGCGGGCGAATTCGCGGGAGGCGGGGCCGACTGCGGAGGGGTTGCAGGTGCGGCAGGTGCGGCAGGTGTGAAGTTGGGCGCCACGTCAGCTGCCATCGGCTGCCGTGACACGCCCGGGTCAACTGACATATTCTGCGCCATGGCTCCACTATTTTGCAGAGCCAAAGACGCCGGGATGGTTTGCGCGCTTCCGTCTGCGAAACGCAGAATCCGCAAATCCGGAAGCGTTGGATGGGGTAACACTTGGTATTCCATATTGCCTTACGCTCCACCGCCAAATGCTCTGGCGGCCATGCCCATGCCGTTGGAGAAAAGACCCATGAGCGCTTGATCGTGCTGCACGTCCGCTTGCTGATTGCCGAGAGAGACTTGCGTCTGACCGCCCATTTGCGCAGCTGCTAGTGCGGCGCGACGCTGCGCCTCCCCTTCGTATAGTCCCATGGCTGCATTTTCATAGGCAGCTTGCGCGCCTGTACCGGCTTGCATCGCTGACAGGTTCAGTTGAGCCGCGTTGTTTTGCAGCTGTCCAGCGCCGGTCAATGCGTTGGCGTACAATTGATTTGCGGCTGCGTTTTGGCTTCCAGCTGTTTGGTTCGCCTGAAGTCCTAGCGCGCCCCATCCTTGCGCGTTCTGTTGCGTGGCGATATCGGATTGCAAAGCGTAGTTGGACAACGAACCATATTGATTCGCGCTGGCCTGCATGGCTTGCAACCGCGCGGCTTCCGCTTGCGCGGTGGCTTGCATCATTGCCTGATTCTGTGTGCCGTACTGCCCGGCGGCGCCTTGCATGGCGGATAGCGTCAATTGATTGGCGGCCAAATCGCCTTGCTGCCCGAGCTGCGCACCGGATTGTGCAGCTGACAGATTTAGCCCGGCGATACCCTGCCGTTGGGCTTCGATACTCGAACCCAACGCACCCGCCTGGCCAAGTGCTTGCGCCTGCTGCGCACGCCAAGCCGCGCTTTCGTTGGCCCGCAGTGCCGCCAAGTCCGCATTCGTGCGCTGTCCAATATCGGCAGCCGCAAACATGGCTTGACGCTGATTCTGCGCATTCTCCCCCGCGCCTCTGCCCGATCTCGAGAGCGCCACTTGAGCGGCAACGTTGGCGTCTGCGCCGGCGCGCAGCTGGGCTTCTGCCGCACTAGCGCCGGGGCCTTGCGTGGCGTAGTTCATCAGCGAATTGTAGGCGTTCTCGGCGTGCCCCGTCTGCTGCCCGGCATCAAACGCGTTGAGCCTGCCGGCGGCCGCGGTTGCTCCTGCAGAAGGCGCGTATTGGTAATTCGCCAAACGCTCATTTGCGTCGGACCATTTTCCTTGAGATGACAAGGCCCTAGGATCGTAACTGTAATTTGCCAGGCGCCCAGCAACTGCAGTTTGGGAGCCGGTTGCGTTGTCGGCGCCTAAGTCCTTCGGGTCGTACGCTCTCGCGTTGTATTGCCCAGATAACGCGTCCGCCTCGCGGGCATAGAATTGCCCGGTGGATCGCCCCGCATATCCGGCATCAACAAGCCCTTGGGACACCTGGCGGTTGTTGTACTGAGCATCTTGCCCCGCCCGCGAAAAATCGGATGCCGCGGTCTCACCCAAATCGCGCATGCGTCCGGACGTGACTTCGGCCGAAACGCCTTGGGTTCCGGATCCATACTGGTAGTCGGCGGGTCCGTACGTTCCAGCGACCGCATCCGGCGAACTGAGCGGGCCGCCGTTCCCTTTCACGGCATTGTACAGAAACTTGCCGCCCTGGTACGCCCATCCGACAGGAGTAGCGTACGACACAACGTCCCCTAGCGTATCCAAAAGACTCATTTAGCCCGTCCTTCCTGAACCAGCTACGGTTCGAATTGCGCCCTTGTTAGGCGGAGTTCCCGATGCCTCAAATGCAAAGCCCGTCAATGAAATGCCCGCGTGGCGCCCATTGTCGGCTGTGGCATAGGGCCCGTCTGTCCAACACAGCATGAATTGATTGCACTTGAATCGTGACGGAACGCTTTCTAGTTCCATGAACACCTGCGGATTCGCATTTTGCGCCATCATAGTTCGCGTTTCGTCCGGAGTGTTACCGACCGGCCCTCGATCGAACCAGTAGAGCATACTACACTGCGGCAAAGACGCCCCGCTCAACCCGCCAACGTCTAAGGGGCGCCAAATTGTCGCCCACACCCGGCGCAAAGCACCATTCGGGTTGTCTTGGACGTTCAGCATAGCGCACGCGTAGCGGTGTGTGGCGCCGTCATCTTGCCCAAAATACGTGGACCAGTCACCGTTTTGCGCGCATCGAATCAATTTCAATGTCGTTCCGCTTGTCATGACGAAAAAAGGAACGGTTCGCGACAGCCCGTATCTATTCAGTTCGTGCCCGATAGACGACCTAACGAAATTGCCATAGTTACGGTCCGCGTCACACATTTCCGCGTGCCATCTTCTGTAATCAACTTGGTACACCCAATGTCTAGGCCGTCGCTCGGTGAACCATACCTCACGCTTGTCGGAGTCGTACACCGCGCCCATTACCCAATTGTCCACGCGATTTTCTTCGAAAGGCGAAAAGGTCCACGGGTAGTCTGGAATGGGCTTACCAATTTGGCGGGAAATCTCCGCCGACATGTTGACGACCTGAAATGACCCGCGCTGCAGCAGGTATATTTGAGCATCCTCGGCCTGGAACATGATGCCGTCAGGAGTTTCAACCAAAGACGCTTCTGAATGCGCGCCAACGGTCGAGGACAGCACTCTTGGAGGTTCAAAGCTGCCCGCACCAGAAGCGTCTGGGCCAGGGCCGGCGACTCCCCAAATCTTGCCGGAAGAAAACACCAGCAACAGGTCGTCCATTTCTGCTACGGCGGTGATAGCTTCGGGTACGGTGCCGCTAAACGCCTGATGGTTGGGCCAACTAATTTGCTCACCAGGCTCGTACAGATTCGACACCCGATATTGATTGGCAATCTGCAGCCCGCCGGCAATCATGCGAGTGCTACCAGCCCAACAACAACGGCAACCCGGCATGCCCCACCACTCCAACAACCCCTGAATGCCGCCGCGAGCCCCTTGAGTGTAAAGCACCTCTTTCGTGGTGATCACTGAATCGTCCGCGGTATCCGTCCAGGTATTGAAGACCAAAGGGTTGAACGACGGAAACTCTTTGCACAGATAGAACGTGACGCCGTTTGCAACCGTGCGATAGATGCGCAGTTGCGTCTCATTCATCCAGGTCGGATCCCAGATATCGACAGTCGCGTCAATTCGTACGGCGCCAACAGAAGCGCGTACTACTGTGCAAACATCGCTGACAGGCGACCGGTAGACGTTGCCGGCGTCATCCCGCCATTGCAAAATAGCCACGTACAGATACGTACCGACCGGCTTGCTGCCTACGCCCGCGGCGGTGCCGATCAACGTCACGGGAACGAATTGCGCCCCATGCCCTTGCAATTGTTGAGTGAGCAGCGCCGGAATAGCGCTCGCCAAGTACAAGCCATTCGCCGTCTTCGCCTGCTGGAATACGGACGGCGTGCTCTGCGATAGCTTGTGTTGGCCTGTGGTAGGCTGGATCACTAAATACACATCGTTCTTGGTTGAGCTGGCGTTCTTTTGCGCCAGTATCGCCGTCAGCCATCCTTTGCGATACGTCGCCAAAAACGGCGGTAAGTAGTTGATGAACGCCGATTTTTGCACAGCGCCAATGTTAGTTTCGATTGGCGTCGACGGATATAGCCCGCCTTCGAAAACGGAAGCTTTTATCTGGGGGTAGCACACCGGGCCCGTGTAGCGCTCGGTGCTTTGCGCCAGCATCATTGCGCCGCGAATTGTTCGAGCGGAGTTTTGGTACACCCAAGTACGGAATATGGGGCGCGACTCCGACTCTCTTGGACAGATGATTGGGGCACAAGCCGCTACGGACGCGAAAGTGTCAAATCCAGCAGTGGTTCTGGCAATGACACCGCTAGGCCCGAGCAGGTATAAATCACTCGAGAAAGCAGCAGCCATACCGAGCCGGGGTGCTTGGTACACTGACACCACGGCCCCTTCTGGTTGTGATACGTAGCCTGAATTATACCACGCCGTTATTTGCGGCTGATAGCAAATGGTGGCCGTATTAGGCAGTGGAGCGCCCGCGATGGCGCAAACTGTCCCAGAAGAAACAGTCGAAGCGGCAGAGTCCGAAATAGAATAAATTACATAGGACCAATTTGGCGTATTGTACCAAACCACATAGAAGTGATTTTGGTACCCTGTGGCCGCCACGTTCAAGTAATTTATCAAGCCGACAACCAAAGGAGCACCAAGCGTAGCGTTCCGCGTGACGGCGCCAGTCGTCCCATTGATGAGCCAAAACATGCAGGCGCCGTCGACCAACAACAGCCGATCGGCTGCAGCATCGTAGGTCAGTGCCAGCGGTGTAGACGATCCGGTCGGAGTAACTCCGGATATTGTGCAAAGGAATTGCGGCGAAATATAGCCTACTGCAAAGTAGTAGATCCGAACCGTAGTAGACGTGTGATAGAAAGCGATATATTTCCCGGCCGATGTCACCCAGGAGCGCTCCCCGGGCACCAGACTTGTGCCTTGCACTCTTCTGTAAACTACCTCCCCTTTTTCGGTGCCAAACTGCACCAATGCCAGGTGAATAGAGTGATAGGCTAATTCGTCCTCTGAGTCGGCGAAGACGAATTGTCGGTCGCCTGGGATCTCTACAACCCCGCAATTGGTGTAGAAAGTGTGCTCCCCCTGAAATATGGGAATGACTGTCGGAGCTTCTTCGTCATTGACACACGTGACGTCTTGCGACGGCAATTTCTGACACGGGAACCACTGCGTTCCACCTGAACTATCATTGGACCCGATGTAGACTTGAGCGCCGACTGCGGAGCCACTGGAGTTACTCCGCAAGAGCCGAAAGGCCATGCTTTGCGGAGTAACCCCGCACGCAAGCAGATCGCCGACGTTTCCATCCACCGTGTAGGTTACAGAATCAATATACCCTTGCGTTTTCTCAAGGCGTCCCGGCTCCGCTACACGCATGTTGACCAAATGTGTCACGCGTGGCCCGCCCGTGCGCTCATCGCGTCGCTGGTAGTCAGCGCCGAGGTCGACTGCGATTCTCGAGAAATTAGACATAGGTGATCCATCCGTCAATGGCGGCAATGAATTGTTCAGCCCTGGACGCCGCAATAGTCCAAGTTGCCACCCCGTTTATTGTCGATTGAAGCGCCGAAATAGTCGGGTTGCCCGCCTGGCGCACCACTACAATTTCTTCGCCGCGAATTGCTTCTGTCGGAGTTGGCAGAATAATGCTTGTGGCCGAAGTTGCGTCTGATGTGCAAATCAGAATTTGCCCTATTGTAGGGCGATACACACCGGCGCGAACAATGACAATGCGCGAACTGGCATCGCCACCTTCGACGACCTTGCGCACGTTCTCTTCAAGCTCCCTGAATGTGGTCTGAACTTCGCTCGGAAGCGGGCTAAGGGATTGTAGTCTTTTCAGCTTTGGCATGGCTATGCCTCGATCAGCGCGGTCAATTCAGTAGCCTCATGCTCGAGTGTGTCCGTGTATTCAATCACGCCCGAATCTATACCGATGGCGTACAGCTTTTTTCCTTTGCCAGTGACAAGCACGTGCCCGTCATTATCGAGTGCTAGGCTTCGCGGCTCGTTGATCCCAGTAATGGACGATGTGACTGCGAAAGTGTCGACGTGCACACGAGCGACCCCAAACCCAGTTCGCAATGCAACGTACATGTGGTCTTTGCCGTCGAATAGCGCGCAAATGGGCTCTCCGCCCAACGCAACCGACCAAATGGTCCCCAGAACATTCGTATCTGTGTAATATAGATTGCCGTCAGTGTAATTAGGCAAATAGATCTTACCGCGGTCGTCTACTGCGCATCGACCATAGTACCCCGCCGGAATTGTCAGGGTTGAGCCTGCTGTCAATTGATCGTCGATGCCTATTCGGTTGGCTCTCGCATTTACGTCGTGAATTAGCCACATGTACCCGGACATGTCACGAACGACATGCAGTGCCGCGTAGCTGAAAGTCATCGCTTTAGTCACAACGCCGGCAGATATCGAAATGATAAATACTGGTGTCGCTCCGGAGGCGGACGCACAATAAAGGCTGTCCTTGCCGTCCCAAGCAATGGGTCCGGCGCTTTCCGTCAACGTCACTGACTTGATGACTTTGCCCGTGGCTACGTTGTAGCAAACCACCTGCTTGGTGTTCGCCTTAGCACACCAGAAATTGCCCCCGCCATCGCTGCAAAAGAACAACTGTCCACCGATCTGGACAGTGCTAGACGCTGGCGCCTGCCGATTTCGTAACAATCGAAAGCCGTTGTAGACTCGATACAACACGTCATCGCCCATTTGCATGGCGATAATAGAAGGCCCGACGTGCACCGCCGAAGTTGCAGCCTGATCAACAATTGGGAACAGATCGTCTCTGCCGTGCTCCCTGCGTGTCACCCCTAGCGTTCGATTCGATGCGCGTTTCTTCACGTCGGCATAGAGTGCGGTGGCCCGCGCCGTACGGAATGCCAACGCTTCGGCGTCCATATCTCGCTCGGAGATGGCCGCGCCGGCGGCCGCGATCAAGTAGTCTTCAATGCCGTAGTCCACTAGAACGGTGTCCGATGCCTGAGTGAGCTCTACCCAAGCGCGCACGGCTGTAACGCGGAACACGTCCAGAGTGGTGGATGCTGGCAGCACTTCCACCTGCAATCCGCCCGAGTCCGTGACGCGGGCGTTCCAGTAATGGGGCGCCGGCAGCTGCCCAGACGTCTGAAGTGTGGAGCCTTCGCGCTCCAACTTCTGCAGCTTGCGCCAGCCCCGTGGTGTTTGCACGCATACACCAACGACTGTGGACAGTTGCCCGAATCGAGTCACAGGTAAAAGCGTTCCCAGCGAATCTCTCGAGCGCCCCGCCGTGGCGATCGAGGCTTCGATCACTTCCGCGAACAGTAAACAACCGTCGGACGCTAGCCGGTCTCGCAACGACCGATAAGCCTCATTGATGAACGAATAGATCAGCGTTGACGGATACCGTGCATCAAACCCTACTAAATCGTAGTGCTCTTTGATTCTGGCATCCAAACTGGATAGCGTCCGAACGGTCATGCGTTACATTCTCCCACAACAGTGCATTGCGTTTTTGAAAGCCCTGGCAGCGTCTTCGTCTGAAGAAGCCGAGCGCATCTCTGACACAGCCTCGAGCAAGCCCGGCGGTAGCTCATCCCCGCCTTCGGATTCAGACTCGGCGGACTCTTCCATCTCGTCGTCGTCTTCAGGCGATTCGGCACCGCCGGGCTTGGGCATCAACAGCATTCTAAGCGTGAGTTTCCCGGGCTTGGGCATGCCTAGCTCCGCTCGACTTCAATGATCAATTGAATCTTGTCGCCATTGGCCGGGTCAGTCGCGGCGAAAGACGCATTGGTGAACAGAATATTAGCCGTCCCGGCGCCTGCGTTGACGCTCTGCGGGTAGGCCATCGGCAGCACCACAGGAGTGCCGGCGGCGATGATATACGCCTGGATGAACGCGTTACGCCCCTTAGGGAACGTCAACGCATACAGCCCGGCACTAGTGCGAGTGATGCCGCCATAGACCTTTTCTGTGTCGATGGCGCCGACTGCACCGGTCGCGCCAATCGTGATTACTTTGATGAACCTGCAGAGGCTACGCGCGGACGCGTTGCGTGCCGGACTTGTGTCTTGCTCGTTTGCCCAATTTCCCATCTGAAAATCTCCTATTATGAAAACGCCAGCGATTCAAACGAACCGCTGGCGCTCGTTTTACAATCTGTCTTGGACTATGCCGCGGGGCAACGACCCATCAAGCCCGGGATGCCGAGCGTTGCGGGGTACGCCTGCAAGCGGAGCTCGAAATCGTTGGTGTTGGCCTTCCGGAGCATCTCGAGCCCGTCGTCATTGACGACCGCCGGGAACTCTTCCGGATTGTGGAGTACCAGGCAATCCTCACCCCATGCGTAGATGGCCGTCGAAGGCTGGAATTTCTCCGCGATGCAAGGCACGGTAACACCGCCTGCAGTGACATTGATCGTATCGTAGCCGAATTCGGCGTCTTTGCCGAAAGACGTTCGAAGGCCGCGACTCTCCAACCCGTCCGCCACATCTTGCCACTTGTCAGGCGACAGCGAGATCCACTTCGGAGGTCCGAATCCGCGCGTAACCATTCGAGTGATGAGCCGCTTGATTCGGTTCTCGTTGTTGAGCAGCGTGAGCTCCGCGGTCGGGATGCGCACGCCAGACAGCGCGGTGATATGCGCCGTCCGATCAATGTTGTTGAACGGCGTGGCGCTCGGGTCAGATGCCGGACACCAGTCGCCGAACCCATCGCAAATGACGGTAGCGCCACTGCCACCGAAGTCGCCATAACGGAACGCATGCATCGTCCCGGTCCAGCCCGATGGGGTGGCAGCCGATCCGCCGTCGGACGTGGCCACGGTGAACGTGGGAGCGTTGGGGTTGACGTTGATGACATACCCAAGGCTGCCGGAGCCGAGCAGCGTATCGGTTCCTGAGTCACCGCTATTGGCTGAAGCCTGAAGCACCATTCCGGGGCTGATATTGACGATATCCTCCGGATTCACCGGCGTGCAGAGCCCAGACGAAATCGTGAATTGCCCGAGCGAGCGCCCCTTAGTGTTCAGCAGGTACCAAGAGAAAATGGCCGCCCATTGGCGATACATGCTCTTGATTTCCTCTTTCTTGGCGTCGATGTAGCACCCCATGTCGGACGACGACAGCTTGAGCATCTTCCGCTCGAACGTGACAGCGGCGGAATAGTCGCCGAAGGGCACGGTCCAACGCTTCGACTTCATCGAGCCGCCAGACGTGGCCGCTACCGTTTGCGCCGTCGCAAGCGTGCCAGCCATAGACTGCACGTTACTGAAGATGACAGGCGCAACAAGCATCTGACCGGATGCATTGACGGCGCCTGTCTTCTTCTTGATTTTCGTATAGGTAGGAAAGTCCTTGCCGAGACACCGCTGAATGCGATCAGCGGTGCCATAATTCAACTTCATCAAAGCATCAATAGTGTTGAGAGTAGCCACGAAAACCCGCTTTCGCGGTCTCGTCAATCCTCGTCGTCTTCGTCGGAAGAACCTTTCCGGCTTTCTTCAATGTCGCGCATCAATTGCGCCATCAAGTCCGCTTCGGTCAATTCGCCCTTCGACTTCGATTTAGTGGGATTGGAGCCCGCTTTCTTCTTCTTGTCGTCAAGCGCTTTCCCGGCTTGCTTGGTTTTCGCGGGCTGTTTCGCCGCCCGGTCGCTGTTCTTGCCCTCGTCGTCCTCTTGCTCTTTGAGAAGTCCGAGCGCTTTCACCCACATCTTAGCAATTGGTGAGACGGCGGCAACCAACCTTTCGGCGGCCTCGTCGGCGGGAATGTCAATTCCCTCCTTTTTGGCCACATCCAGCTGCATTCTGTAGACGTGAGGGACGAAATCCGGGTCTGTTTCGGCCAACTTCGCGAATAGCGGGTTGTCCCCGCTCAGGAAGGCGTCTTTCACCTGCCCTAAATAGCGCTCTACTTTCGCCTTTTCAGCTTGTTGAACGCGCTCGAGGTCGGCTTGCTTGAGTCGTTCGGCTTCCGCTTTCTTGTACCTTTCCAGCTCGGCGTCCCGTTTGGCGGCCTCGGGATCGTAGTTGAGCTTCTGACGCATGGCCTTTTCAGACACCACATCGAGCGGGCTGCCCGTGAATAGCTCCAGCGCCCTTACAATGTCGCCATTGTCCAGCGCGGTCTTTGCCGCGAGCACATTGGTCAGCAATTGCTCTTTGGCGGACACGGCGCTTTCTCGCGCGGCCATGTCGGCGTTGTGCCGTTGCTGCATTTGCCGAAGCTTAGCGTACCTGTCAGAGGGCACGTTGAGCCCTTTCGGGTCGACACCCAGCGCTTGGAACAGCTCGGCGCCTTTGCCTTCCTTGGCTAGCGCGCGCAACTGTTCCACCGACAGCCCAACGCCCTTGTCCTTGTCCTTGCCTTCTTTGGCTTTGCCTTCTTTGGCTTGCGCCTTGCCCTTCTTCTCGGTCTCTTCACTGGACTCTTCGGTCTCTTCGGACTCTTCGCTGGACTCTTCGCTGGACTCTTCGCTGGACTCTTCGCTGGACTCTTTCTCGCCCGCGGGTTGTGATTCAGCTTGGATGGCCTTGTAGCGTTCAGCCGCAAAGTCATCATTGAATTGTTGAATAATCTTCGCCTCTTGTGCTTGCAATTCTAGATCGTCCATCACTGTGCCGGTCCTTGTTGTGGTGGCAGTGCGCCGCCCGCTTGCGCCATAATTGCTGCCTGCCTCTGTTGTTTCTTGATGATTTCGTCGTGCGCCAGTTCAATCCAGCGCGTGAATAGTTCCAGGATTTCATCCGGTGCTTGGTCTAGTTCGGCTTGCATGTAGCCGTCAACAACCTGCACCAAAGCGTCCTCCAACCGCATCCAGCGATGCGGGGGTTGGAACAAGTCTCGCCCGCTTTCCAGCACTCCGGACTCGAGTTCTTCTGGCGTAGCGTCAAGCCATGTCTCCATTTGCTGATCGATGATTTGGCGTTGGCGAGTAATGTCCTCGTCAATCTGGTATGTGTCAAGCGATGACATCGCGGCCGCGTATGCATCAGCCGAGATCAACCCGCGTGCGAAGTATTCCTCGATTTTCTGCGCGCGGTCTGCTGGCGTTCCTTTGATGGTCGGCGCTTTGGCTAGTTGAAAGACGAACTTGTCCTCTTCCAGTTCGACTTGCTCCCAATTGATCGAATTCAAGAATTGGTCGCCAGCGCGACGAACTGAGAATTGCCTCCCGCTCTCTGAATCACCGGACGCGATGGCACGCACCGCACGGATAGAGTTGGCGGCAACAGTGGGAAACACGCCAGTAAACGCGGTCCAGATCTGCGATAGGCGCTCAGACTGCTTGTCCTCTACCATCCGGATGGCTACGCCGGCATCCACACCTGAGGGCTTCTGCGCGGTGGTCAGCGCCTGCGAAACACCAGTATACCGATGGGCGGCATCTTCATGAACGCGCAATAGCTCCAAGTGTTGCTGCGAGAAGGGCTCGGGGGTCTCGAATCGCAGCCCCGGATCGGTGCCCTCGTATTCAATCTTGATGCAATCATCGTCGGGTACGCTGGCGACAGCCGACGCGCCGACACGCTGGTAAAGGATGTTCATCGACGTATAGCGAACGCACTTCGTGATGCGCCCTAGGAGGTCGTTCAACTCTTCGTCAATCGTCTCGATGATATCCGAAAGCGCAATTCCTCGCATGCCGCACTGCGCACGTTCGTACCAGAGCGCCGCGATGGGGAAGTCAGGCGCTTCCCAAACGTCTTCTAGGATCGTACCGCCGTCGACCGCGATAACATGGCGACCAGGATGCTCGTCATCAAGCGGCAAAGAATACCACTCGTAGCAGAGTAATTGGTCGGAGACCGTAGCCACGCCCGAGAAAGTCTCCAATGTCGTGCCGGCAATGACTTCATTCTCAGCGAATCCAGAAAGACGGAATGTGCGAGCGGCATCAATCACCGCCGCCTTTCCCGGGTAGCGCATCTTCAGGACTCCAATATCCTCGGGATAGCGAAGAAAGACGTGCCGCGGATTGCCGTCGCGCGCGTCAATTGGGTCGTAGAGTACCTCCCACGGCTGTGGACGCGTATTCCGCACCACCCCGGGGGACAGATCGGCGTCTGTCTTGATGTAGCCGACTTGACACACCAAGCAGTCGCGAAGCATGTAGGAGGCCATCTCCCAGATATCGGCGTATTGCGCCTGCCGTTGCGTCCAAAGGCCTTCGACGAACTGGTCAATCTTGCGACCGCGCCGACGTGTCGCCCAATCCGCATCGCTGCAAACGGTGCGCACTTTGGGCTGCTGCGCGGCTACTTTCGAAACAACGCTCGAGATGATCGAATGGCTCAAGTTCCAGCAGATTGCCGTGCCACGTTTGGTCACCATTGACTCACCATTGCGCTTGTCCAATGGGTCGACGCTCTGATACCGAAACGACTCGTAGCGCGAAACACGGTCTAGCATCAGAGACCGGCGCGCCGTGTCATTGTTCCAAAGCTCGGTGACGACCTTCTTCAATTCGTCTGCCAGTTTGGTTTCGGTGAGCGATTGCCATTCGGTGTTTGGTAGAGATCTCATGATGCCTCATGCTGCCATTGGCAGATAGATTGTTGGGTCTTCTGGCGTGTAGATCAACGAGCCTTGCTTCTTTCGCATACGCTCGAACACCCGCCGTTTACGCTCGGCCAAAGCCGCTTGCACGGCCTCGGGGGAGCCTTCCTTGGGCGGTTCGAGTTCCGCAGTGTAGCCCGTCCTGATGGCGAGCACAGCATAGCGCCATGCGTCCAGTTCGTGGTCGTCGTAGTCAGGCGCGTGCCCCTTGCGTTTCTCATCCCAGGGAGTGGCCATAATCTGCCGTCGCAACGTGCGGCAGTTGTAGGTATGCACTTTCAGCACGCCCGACTTGAGCAGGCCGTTCATGAATGCGATCTGGCCTGCGACGTCGAGCTTCTTGGCAGGCTCGGCGTAGAAGTTGAACGAGTCCTGCCATTCCTTGACGAAAGCCAATCCTTGCCCGCCAGTGTCCGCCACAACGCGAGCTTGGGGGTACTTCTGCAGATAGGTGCGCAGCCGCGCATAGGCCGCCGAAGGGCTCAGATTGTTCCAAGATGAGGCCTCCAACGTCCAGATGTCGGGATCCCCCGGGCGATAGGCGCAGACAGCGAACGCAGTCGCATCGTTCACCCCAAGGTCGACTCCAATCACTATCCGATAGCCGGCAGCCAGCACCGGGTCGACCTCGAACGTATTGAGATCGAGATCGAATTGATAGCAGAGCGACTCGAGATCGAGCACCCATTGCCCAAGCCATTCGCGCAAGTAAGCGGCCGAGTTCTCGTCAAGTCCGAGTTCTTCGCGCTGTTCGCGGAGCCACTCTTCGGCGTGAGGCATATGCGAGTTTTCTCGCACGGTCCAATGATGCAACCCCCAGCCTTTGATTGCGCCGGTGCTGATGTCGTAAAAGAAGCCCTCCGGAGTAACGCCAGGTGTTCCCGTCAATGCGATCTGGCCGTTGAAGTCGAGCATTGACGGGCCGAGCACTTCATTGATGAGGTACTTCAAGTGCCCGCGCATCGAATCGCATTCGTCGACCGCAGCCAAGCAGTAGGGATCCCCGCGGAACTTTTCCGCATCCACTCTGTTTTTGCAGCCTGCGACCCACAGCTTGTGACCGTTGGGAAACACGTAGTAAAGCTGCCCGGCGCGCGTTGTACGCTTGGGTGTGGCCCCAAAGCGATGCAACTGCAATTCCTTGTTCAGGATGCGAAACGCACGCCCAATCACTTCGTCCGCGCGGGCCGCTGAGATCCCAATGAACACGCTAGTTTCGTTCGGGTGCGCGTTGGCTGTCAGACAATAGTTGCCTGCGAGCGTCGTTGACTTACCCGAACGACGCCCGCACCGTGCAGCTTTCTTGCGCTTCTTATCGAGCAAAAACGCGCGCGAAGGTCCGTCGAATCCCGAGATGATTCGCTCTGCTACTCGCCCACGACGCACAAGTTCTTGGAGTGCTTTCCGATCCATCAGAACCAGTTCCAGCGATAGTTGCCAAAGGGCGACGACCAGCCATTCCACGCCCATTCACGCCGAGCAGGAAGGAATTGCTCGCGATACACACGCACCCGAACGCGAGCAGGCAGGAACCGATCGCGCGGTTGCCCTTGCGCGCGCCAACAGACCCGCTGCGAAACAGCCCAAGCATGAAAGTCAACCTGACATTCGAGCCTAGGGCGCTGGCGCCGACGAGGCAGCGAAGTCACTTGGCCTTGTTCTGCGCCTGCGGATTGGATGCTGGCTGCTTGCCGTGCAGACCTTTGAGCAGCTCGAGCCCATCTTCAGCCGCAGTGGCAGGCAATGTAACCGCCGGTGATTCGTCTGGTACCATCTCAATCTCGGACCAATCGCGAATCAGTCGCACACGCTTGGCCGTGCCGTTCGCGCCGACATTGAAAACATGTAGGATATCACGGCTGTCTAGAAACAGTTGCTGTCCCTCGTTGGATTCAATGGGCATCGTCGAATTCGTTTTGATTGCGTACAATACTTTTCTCATATTCGCCTTTACTTCAGCAATTCGAGCGCTTTTTTCGCTTCTTCTGCGAGTTCAGTGTCAGACATTGACTCAATCTCGCGAGAAAGTCCCGTTGGCTCGCTCGAATGCGTAGTCATCAACCAGTTGAGTTTCATTACATCCGCGAGAATTCGCAGAATTGCCTCACCCACAACGCGCACGTGGTTGTGGTTCGAGGGGTTGAGCGGCGGACAGTCCTCGCCAGCACCGTCGAGTGCTTTTTCGAGAAATAGAACGGCCTTGCGGCCGACACGCTGCACGTCTCCGCACCAAGTGATCGCACCAGACACTGCGGCCCCCACTACCTCACCCACCACAGCGGCCTGCTCAGGGGGCAACGCGGCGTCCAACGGAGCCGGGGCTCGGTCGGGCTGCAGCCGGCCTGCCTTGGCCTGCGTGGCCACGTTGTGCACTACCTCGCGGGACACCCCATGGTCGGCGGCAATCTCCGATTCCGTCGCGCCTGCGAATCCCGCCGCGACGATCGAGGCCGCTCGCCGCCGTCGCTTGGGCAATTCCTCGAATGGCAGATCCGCACTGTCAATTCGGGGCAACTTTTTGCGCTTTTTTGCTGCCATCTCAGGGTTCTACGTGGTTTTAGTGAGTCCAGCTAACTAGAATTGCGTTATTGCATTGCTAACTAATTGGCAATTCAGATAATACATCAACAATCAACGAAACGCCAATGCGCCAAACGAAAAAGGCGAGAATTCCCGAAGGAACCTCGCCTTTTTCGTCACTCCTGCCGGCTATGGTTTTTTCAAGCGCACCATTCGCGCTCGGCGTTGCAATTCGCAGCCGAGCCGAAACCTATTGCGGTCGCAGTAGCAATCGGGAGCCAGCCGAACCAAGTTGCGCAGTACCGCCGAATACGCATGCGAGCCGAACGACGCTAGCAACGCGAAACTCACTTGAATTGACACGTCTTTAGCAATTCGCGTCGCACCACACGCTGGGCACACGAACTTGACCGACTCAAAAAACCAATGCTTACTGCTCGTTGCCCAATCATCGCGCGAAACCCCGTCCCTTATGGTGCGCGCACTATCGTTGATTACCATTTGGGGCATTGCCAGGCTCCCATGCCGACTCGACAGATTGCTCTTGTGCGGCTTCCAATGATTGGGCTCGAATCCACGCCTGACGTTCTGCAATCAGCCAATCCCAATAGCGTCGGTCCAATTGCCGCGTTGACGAGTGTGCGAAGTCAGGCAACGTGCCTTTATTGCGGTGCTCGCGTTGTGTGAACATCTCGAACGCCAAAGCCGCTACTGCCGACGCGAAAAGCGTTCTGTAGCGTTCAATAGGATGATCACCGCCAGCAATTGGAGCTCCTGTGCGAATTGTCGCAGGTACTTTTTCGTCTTCATCAATAGTCATCACGTCCTCCCAAACACGTTGCTCATATTCCGAGAGCACTCGCGGTCGCGCGATAGTAGGTAGTCCGAACAAGCTTGCCACGTTTCAACTCCTCGACTTTCTCGCCTAGCTCTACACCGCAAAGTGAGTAGACATAGGTGTTAGAGCGTTTGCTGTGCATTCGGCGAACGTCGCGATGCTTCGCGATTGCCGCCAAGAATTCCTGCAATGTGCACTCCTGCATATTACACCCACTCAATTCCAATTACTTCCAGAATGAATGAAACCCAGCCGTCAGTATGCTTGACGCCCAACGCGCCGTCGGAGGCCTCCCATTCGCGCATGGCCTGCCGTACCTCATCCCACAGCTGGGTTGGGGTGATTCCGCAGTCGTCGCCAAACCGCGCATCGTTGCGAAACGCGAAGCCTTCGACCGACAATAGCGCCGCGTCGCAGGCCTCGAGAAACTGTTGCTCGGTTGGTAGCACTCCGTAGGTGAGCGTTAGGCGTCGCATGGCTCAGATCTCCACTTTGGTGTGCTTGACTAGTACCTTCAACTTTTTTGCATGCTCGGCGCGTGCAGCTACAATCCCCGCCGCATATTCCTGTAGAGTGATCGGCCGTAACTTGTTTTCGTCTACCAACTCGGTCGGATCCTTGGCTATGTACCAGCCCCACACCGCGTTCGCTTTCGACGCTGGCACGGCATTGACCATCTTGGTGTCGGTTTCGATTGCATATGTTGGCCAGTAGTTGGCGATATCGCGATGTGTCACGCGCTGAATTGCTTCAGGCATACAGCATGCGTCGTTTGCGCGGTCGAACGTTCGCTCGCGGATGAACATCAGCCGGGCGCCGTCCGGCATAGTAACTTCCACTAGATTCGACTCGCCGACTTCGGTCAGAATTCGCGCGATATCGATGGCTTCTGCAGTTGCTTGAAAAGAGTACTTCGGCATGACGTTGCTGTTCCTTTGCTGGGCTGGTTAGGCGCCCATTCGAGCCGCCCCGCAGGCGAGCGGCTCTCAGGAGGCCGAACTAGGCCGAGGCTACATCCCAGCCGCTAGGAGGAGGAGAAGGAGGAGCCGGAGGCATGATGTCGGCCTCGAATAGTACCAGAGACCGCAGCCGAATTGCATCCTCATCGGGGATGGCACCTGCCGCCAGCTCCAGTTCAACGCACTCTAGCGCGGCGTCAAGCGAAGCAAACGTGCGGGCGGTAATGAGAGAGGTCAATTCGGCGGTGGTTGCGTTGCTGTTTTTCATAGAGGTCAGCATAAGGATCCACTTGCGACGCGCAAGTAGAAAAAGACGTCAGCCTACTTTTTTCCAAACGCGCACTTTTTGCATGATGGCCTCGGCCATCGCCCGGGACTGGGGGACCATCTCGCCACGCCGCCAACGCTGGACAGTCGACACGCTTACGCTCAGTTCGGCGGCGAACACCTCGGCCTCACCCACCCCAATCACCGCGTCCAGCTCGGCGGCGTCACCAGCCGTCCACCAAGTGCACCACCTAGGGGCGCGTTTCAGTGGCCGCTTCATGGCTCGCCTCCTACTGCGCGAAAAGCCGTCCGCAGGCAGGAACCTTGCTCTACCATAGCGCTATATACAAGCTGCACGCCCGGGTGTCCTTGGCTCGCGTCCAGCATTGCTTTGAGCCGGGCCGTGGCTCCACGTTGCAACTCGAGCGCCGTGCCGATTGTGCGTTGGAGCCGTGCAATTGGTGCGATACGCTCCCAACGCGCAGGCAGAAAGCCGCCGTTACTTAGCCACCCGTGCAATTCTTCTACGGCCTCGGCCAGTTCGCTCGCCTCGCCCAAGTCGCCCTGGCGCACTTTAGCCGCGGCCTCCAATACTCGTTCCAATACTGCATTAGGATCCATTGGTCTGCCTCCAATCCTTGCGACGGATTACATCCAGATAGCCCCGCAATTCGTGTTTCGAGATGAGGTCGAAAAGATGTTTTCGATCCATCTTGGCAATTCGCGCAGCCGATGCCACGCACCCGCCAGACTGCAGAATGAGCCAGCGCACATAGGCGCATTCGAACAGTTTCAGTAACTCGGCTTTTTGCTGGCCGTACGTCGAACTTTCTCGGAATTGCACGAAGAAAGTCGCTTGCCCTAGTTCCAGCTTGCTTTCTTCTCTGACCGGCGCCTTCGGAATAGTTCCCATATATCTCGTTTCTCGGCTATTGCCGCGTTGACCTGTCGATAACTACCAGACTGGTTGCGACGCGCAAGTGAAAAAAAAAGTAG